AATCCCTCCGACTCCACTTTTTAAACTCTTTGTTTGGCCTACAAAAAGCTTACTCATATATTTATAACATATTAAAACATAAAGATATGAAAAAGCAACTCTCAATTTACCAGATCGTAATTATTTTAGGAGCTATTGTTTCATTGGTACTTCAAGTAATGAGAATTACAGGCCATGTTGATGTGAGTTTGCTCCAAACATTAATTCCAGCCGCAATTCCATATATGGCTTTAGCAGGTACATTTGCGATCGCTTATATTAGCGGTTTTATTAAAGGTTTATTTGAATTATAATATTAATAAATAAAGGTTATGGAAAAACGTTTTAAACTCCTTAAAAGAATTACAGTTGAGGAGTCAGAAAAATATATATCTGGGGATGAAGATTTCTTAAATAGCTTCTTATGTTATTATACCCTCGAACCTCTTGATGATGGATCTGATAAAGTAACTTACTTCACTGATCGTACTAGAAGGAATGTTAGAACTGAAGGAAGTGGTGGTCAGGTTATATATGTTATGTCTAATCCATCTATGCCTGGGTTGTTAAAAATTGGTTTTACTTCTAAAGAAGCAGATATTAGAGCTAAAGAATTATATAAAGCAACTGGTGTTCCTCAACCGTTTAAACTTGAGTTTATCTATAAATGTGATAATGGAATAACATTAGAAAAAGAAATTCATTCATATCTTAGACAATATAGAACCAATAATGATCGAGAATTTTTTGAAATGGAATTAAAGAAAGCTATTGACTCTATAAGATTTGTTGGAAAAAATCATCTATAATTTGTAATCTCAAAATCAGTTTTATATATTTATCTCATATGAAAACAACTATTTTAACCTTTGCATTTGCCGCGATTATGGTATCTTGTGGCAACAACGAAACAGCTCCTACAGCAGATACTGCTAAAGCCGTTGATACTGTTAAACCAGTAATTGATACTGTTAAATGTGATACTGCTTGTAAAGATACTGTACCTTGTGGTGAGTAATTAACAACTAAACATTTATAAAAATGCTTCATATTTATTATTAAATAATATGGAGCTTTTTTTCTAATATTATGGACTTTAATAAAATATTTGATGCTTTTAATCAACCTGATAAAGAGGAAGATGATGTAAATTTATTGGTTGATTTTTCTGATCACCCATTATTCTGGATTGGTGGATTTCATAAACTTATAGCTAATCATTTATTTTTTAAAAAGTACACAGCCAAGATGTTTAAAAACATGGCCCCTGATTCTGATCTAGATACTTTAGAGCGTGCTGGAGAGTATTTAATGTTTAATAGAGCTTGGGAATATATTAAGGACTTAAATGTCTATAATTCATTCCATATGGAATGTCTTAAAACTAAATCAGATGAAGCTCTTTATGAATCATTAGAAGTAACCTTACGTTATTTTGAAGATTTAGAAGAATATGAAAAATGCATGTTATTAAAAGAAATTCAAGATAAGGTTAAAGAATTTCTAACTTAAGCTTGGCCTCAATATCTTTACAACTTATATTAATAATACGGGTTAGAGAGAAAGATAAGAGAGACTGAGAGAAACGAGAAAGACGCGAAAGAGTAAAACGGGTAGGGAAAATAAATAATCTAAATATAAACAAATGAAAAACAGAGAACCAGTTCTTAAGAAATTAGACTCTATTGAATCTAAATTAGCTAAGTTGTCACTTGGTTTAAACCGAGGTGACCGCGATGGTTGTTATCAAATGATTGAAGAAATCAAAGTAGCTATCGATCAAGCTAAAGGATATATTGAATCTGAACCTATTGTTGGGAACGAATTAAACCGATTTTAACATTTAAATAAAAGTTATGAAATTAACAGCTGAACAAATCCAGGAAAACTGGAATGAATTTTTATCCTTCATTGACGAATATATTTCTGAACCTAGAGCATCAGAATTAAAAACATTCTATAACACATATGCGGAACGCATTATGTTGATGCCTGCTGCTCATAAGAAAGAATATCATAACGCATTCCCAGGAGGATATGTTGAACATGTAAATCGAGTTATTAAAGCTGCTCTTGAATTACATAACGTTTGGGAGAAATTTGGAGTTGATACTTCTACATATACTGTTGAAGAATTAGTATTTTCAGCAATGAATCATGATCTAGGTAAGATGGGTGATACTGAAAACGAAGCATATATTCCTCAGACTGATCAGTGGCGTAAAGAAAAACTCGGTGAAGATTATAAATTCAACGACCGTTTAGAATTCATGTCAGTACCAGATCGTGGTTTACATTTACTTATGTCTCATGGTATTCAATTTTCTAAAAATGAATGGTTAGCTATCAAATTACATGATGGATTATATGATGATGCTAATAAGCCATACTTAATGTCTTGGAACCCAGAAACTAAACCTCGTACTTCACTTATCTATATTATCCATCAGGCTGATCTTTTAGCCGCCAGAATTGAATTTGAAAAAGAATGGTTACCAAAACTTAAAGGTAACTTGCCTCCAGCAGAGAAAAATTTTACATTAGGGAATAAATCTCAACCGAAAAAAACATCAACTAAAACTAAAGCTTTAGGAAGTGTTAAGAGTGAAGGTTTAAAAAATGTAATGGATGACTTTTTTAAAGACTAATTAATAACAAATTAAAAATAAGGGTTGTGACATTAAAATCACAACCTTTTTCTATTCAAAACTATGGTAACAATAATTATTATTCTATCTTTAATTGTGGTGGTATTAGGATTCACTACTTATAATTTACTTAAGAAAAATGAAAAATGTGAAGACATTATTAGTTCATATGAAATGTATATGAAGAATATGTCTGATGCTATTGAATTTTCTAATAAGAAATTAAAAGAAATTGACGCTAAAGGATCATTTGAAAGTGATGATGAAATAGGTTTCTTCTTTAAAGAAGTGAAAGTTCTACAAGAAATGTTAAATGACTTTAAATTAAAATAACATGTCTAAAAATTATTTCACTCAAGAAACTGAAGACGCTATCATAGCTTATAATATCAGTGTAGATCCAATTGAAAGAAGCAAAATATATAACGATAAAATACATTATGCTTTTTTTAAACTAACTCAGAATATTATCCATACTTTTAAATTCTATCATACAGAAGTTGAAAATATAGAAGATTTACAACATGAAATCATAACATTTCTATTAAGTAAGATTCATCTATTTGATGCTTCTAAAGGAACTAAAGCCTATTCTTATTTTGGTACTATTGTTAAACGGTGGTTAATCTTATATAATGATAAGAATTATAAGAAAAAAGTAGCTTCAACACCTATTTTAGCTTTAGAAGATGACCCAGCTATAGGCTACACTATTGAAGAAAATAACTCACCTAGTGATAAATTATCACATAATGATAAAATAGCTTTATTTATGGATTTATATGTGGAATATTGTACTAACAATATTTATACTTTATTTCCAAAAGAAAATGATGCTAAAATAGCAGATGCTATTCTTGAATTATTTAGGAAACGAGAAAACTTAGATGTATTCAATAAAAAAGCACTTTACATATATATCAGAGAGATCATAGATGTTAAAACACCTAAAATTACTAAAATAGCTGATAAACTCTATGACATATTTAAACGGAATTATATATTCTATTTAGAAAGTGGATATATAAAATTCCATTAATGTTATATTTATGATAAAATAAATATCATGGATAATTTAGATTCTAACATTTTTGGTGATAAAAAGCTCAAAGATTTATTTGAGGAAATATATGGAAACCAAAAGAAAAAAGAAAAACAGATTTCCACTTTAATAGGAGAGTTAAAAGGTCTCATCAATGACATAGGTGATGCTACTCTTATTGTTCCGTTAATTAAAGAATACTTAGAAATCGGCGTTAAAAACGACGAACAACTCATTAAAATGGCTACCATCATCCAGCGTTGTATTGCGGCAGGAAATAATGCTAGTTCTGAAAGCGGTTTTTCTATATCTGAAGAAGAAAAAGCTCAACTATTAGGTGAGATAAATAAGTTAGGTGAAAATTTAAAATCTAAAGAGTAATGGCTATTGGAGATTATGGTTTTAGTGGTCTTTACAAAAGACAAAATCCTAGTGCTAATAACAACTACACTATTAATGGATTTGGGGCTTTAGAAAATCTTATTTCTGTTGCTAGGGTCAAAAGTATAGTTTTAGATAGTTCACATCCTAGATTTGAGGAATTAGGAGGATGGAAAGCACTAGGCACTATAGAGATCTTTAGTAACAATACTTCAAATATTATTAGACCTTTAAATCCCAATATTAAAAATTTTCCTTTAATTAATGAAACGGTATATGTAATTGATGGATTAGGAATACAAGGGGCAAACGGGACATTTTCTGTACCAAATAGATATTATATTACTACTTTAGGTATTTGGAATCACCCACACCATAATGCATATCCTTTTAATATATTACCTCCTCCATCTCAAGATAAATCTTACGAACAAACAGAAGTGGGTAGCCCAAATCAAGTATCCGATCAGCCTACTGAAATTTATTTAGGAAAGACATTTAAAGAACGAGCTAATATACACCCGTTATTGCCTTTTGAAGGAGATATCATTTACGAAGGCAGATGGGGTAATTCTATTCGTTTAGGTAGTACAGTACAAAATACAGCTAACAATTGGTCTTCAACAGGAACAGATGGTGATCCTATTATTATTATTAGAAATGGGCAAGGCACTCAAAATGATGAAGGTTGGATTCCTGTTGTTGAAAATATAGATATTGATGATACGTCTATATATTTAACCAGTACTCAACAAATTCCTTTAAAAGCAGCAAGTACCAGTTATGTAAGTTATACAAGTAATCCTCCTCTTTCTCCTAATGCTTATATAGGACCGCAAATTATCCTAGACTCAGGAAGATTAGTTTTTAATTCATATAGTGATCATATATTATTAAGTTCTGCTAAATCTATAAATCTAAATTCTCAAGAATCTGTT